ACGTTCCAGCTTACTCTACCTTTGCCTAATGCAGATAACAAAAGAGTTCCTTGAGGCTGAAATTCAGTCACTAGGGCAAGAAGCAAATAAGGCACAGACCTTTTTAATTCAAGCTCAAGCGACCATTTCAGCCTACAAGATGTTAATCAATAGGCTAGAGGCTCCCGAAGAGCCACAGGAGCAATAATTATGGGTTTTCAATTTGATGTAAAGTCGCAACACGCAGCCACTTCTGGGCTAATGGTTGCAGGCCGTACTCGATTAAAGGGTGCGGTTATATTTCCATTTTCAGGAGCAACGGGCTATAGCGCTTTTGTAGACAACGTGTCTATTGCAGGTACGTACTCTAGAGTGGGCACTGTAGCGACTATTACCGCCGCCAACCACGGTCTTGTCCCTGGTAACTGGGTGTATCTTGACTGGGATTTAACCGATAACCCTTATCAGGTTCAAACCGTAACGGATGCAAATACTTTTACCGTAACGGTGGCAACAGGAACTTCCACTGGAGACGTAGTTGTTTACAACAAAATGTTATTGCAAGCTGATGCTTCTAACGCTACTGCATTTACTATGACTATCCCTGGCGATGGAATTGTTGCACCAAATGGAATTAGAGTATTTTTAGCCGCAAACATACACTGCACTATTTTTTATGGCTAAGGATTGCGCATAATGGAAGAAATTGAAACAGCACGAGAATTGGCAACTCACGCTAGTGACATAAAACATCTTCAAGATGATATGGATAAAATGGTGTCGGATATGGAAGCTATAAAAACAGCTTTACAAGAAATCCAAAAAACCTTATCCGAAGCTCGTGGAGGTTGGAAAGTGTTAATGTGGGCGGGTGGAGCAGTTAGTGCTTTTACTGGGATAGCAGGATTTGTAGCAGGACATTGGGGAAAATAAGGAGCAGATATGGAAATGAACGCAAGTAACACAAACCGCCATAAACTAATGGCAATGGGTAAACCAATTAAAGCCAAGGATGGTGGAATGATGAAAAAAGCTATGGGTGGTGGCGTAACTAAGGGCTCTAACGGCGCAACAGCTAAAGCAGCTTCTGGTAAGGCTAAAGCAGATCGTGAAGGTAAAGCACTTATGCCAGGCAAGATGAAGCACAATCTTAAGATGATTGCTCCACAGTCTGCTTATGCAAAAGGCGGTGATGTAAAGCCTTCCGCTTATGACAAAATGCAAGATAAGAAGTTGGCTGCCCACGCAGGTAAGCCAGCAAAAGTCGCCCATAAAAGAATGGGCGGTATGATGAAACGTGGATGCAAATAAGGAGCTATCATGACTAAGAAACGTGGAGTAGGTGCAGCAATTAAGGGTTTTGGTGCTGTGTTTTCAGAGACTACAGAGCAGGCTAAAAAGCCAGCCCCAGTAGATGTCGATTTTGACAAGCAGAAAATGGCTGGCACTGTAGACACCCCAACACAAAAGCGTATTCCCCAGCCTACAAGTTTTTAATTAATGGCCACCTCAGGTACAACTAGCTTTGACCTGGACATTGAGGAACTTATTACCGAAGCGTATGAACGTTGCGGCATTGAGACTCGGACAGGTTACGACTTAAGGACCGCTCGCCGGTCTTTAAATCTGCTTTTTGCAGAGTGGGCAAGCCGTGGTCTAAATTTGTGGACTATTGAACAGCATGAACAAATTCTAACTGCTGGCCAGTTTGAATATGACATTCCAAAAAACATCGTGGATGTCCTTTCTGCTGTTATTCGTTCTCCGCAAACAGGTGTAGTAGGCAGTCAAAACTTTGATGTAACTATCAACCGTTTTAGCCAGGCAGAGTGGTTACACACCCCTAATAAAGCTGGAACACAGGGCCGTCCGGCTCAGTTCTACTTTCAACGCACTATCCAGCCTAAAGCTTACTTTTTTCCCTGCCCGGATAACGCTACTACCTACACGTTTGTTTATTACGGAATTCGTAGGATTGAAGACGCTGGAGCGTACACCAACACAGCTGACGTGAACTTCCGTTTCTTGCCTTGCATGGCATCCGGTTTAGCTTACTATCTTTCCCTAAAGAAAGCACCTGATCGCACTGTATTGCTCAAACAAATTTACGAAGAGGATTGGACACGTATTTCAGGTGCGGACGTAGATAGAGCAAGTTATTTTGCTGTTCCAGACGTGCGGGGCAATGTCTAATGTACGCTGCTGGCAAACTAGCCTGGGGAGCTTGTGATCGCTGTGGACAGCGATTTTTGCTTAATGAACTTAAAAAAGAATGGCAAAACCTAAAGGTTTGCGTTTTTTGCTACGAACCTAAACAACCCCAATTAGAGCCTCGCCGTAACATCTCTGATTCAACCGCACTATATGAGCCACGACCCCTCCCGGATGACACATTTAATGTCTATTTAGGGCTTGTCGGAGACAGTGCTTTCGGTTCTAATGGCATGATACCTGTGCCTATTTCTAGGCCTACAATTGCAGTGACGTACGCTGGCAACTTACAAGTGAGCACTTCATGAATTACGCCCAACTAACTGCAGCTATCTGTGATTACACAGAAAATTTTGAGTCAACTTTTATTAGCAATATCCCTGTTTTTGTTAAGCAGGCAGAAGATCGTATCTACAATTCGGTGCAATTGCCTTCCTTACGTAAAAACGTTACAGGCACGTTAACCGTTGATAATAAGTATCTATCTTGCCCAGATGATTTCTTGTCGGTGTATTCCCTGGCTGTGTATTCTTACGCTGCCACCACCGCCACTGCAACTACTACAACTTCTATTACAGTAGCTTCTAATACCAGTATCCAAGTAGGCCAGTATGTATATGCCACTGGAATTACCAACGGTACGACCGTAATAGCCATTAACGGCAACATTATTACCTTGTCTGCTGTGTTATCAGGCTTTACTTCAGGTGCAGTTACCTTCCAGGGTGACTATCTTTACCTGTTAAATAAAGACGTAAACTACATTCGTGAGTATTTCCCAAATCCACGATATACCGGATTTCCCAAGGTATACGCCATTTTTGGTTCAACTTTAAGTAATCAAAATGAACTAAGCCTTATCCTCGGGCCCACGCCTGATGCCAACTATTTTGCTGAATTGCACTATTTCTACTACCCAGAGTCTATTGTTGATGCTGGTACTTCCTGGCTGGGTGATAATTTTGACCCAGTATTGCTCTATGGAGCCTTGCGTGAGTCCTATCTATTCATGAAGGGCGAGCCAGACATGATTGCCAACGTGGAACAAAAATTCCAAGAAGCCTTGGCACAACTTAAACGCTTGGGCGATGGTTTGGAGCGTCAAGACGCTTACCGCTCTGGCCAAGTACGGGTTGAGGTTAAATAATGGCTATTACCCAAGGGCTAACTACTTCCTTTAAATTACAGCTCCTTGGAGCCGTTCATGATTTTAATACGGACACTTTCAAAATCGCTGTATATACGTCAGCCGCTGTTCTTGGCCCTGATACTACCGTTTATACGTCGGTAGGTGAGGTTACAAGCGCTGGCTATACGGCCGGTGGACAAATACTAACCGGGGTAACAGTCCTATCCGGTAGTGGTGTCGCCTATGTGAATTTTAACAACCTAACCTGGAGTAATGTGACCTTTACCGCCAGGGGTGCATTGATTTACAATAGCACTAAAGGTAATAAATCTGTGGCTGTATATAACTTTGGTACAGACCAGACTGCTGGAGCATTAAACGTGTTTAACATCGCAATGCCTGCAAATACTGCAAACGAGGCATTGATCAGGATTACTTAAGGAGCTGTTATGCAAGATAAAGTACAAATTGCGGATGTCTGTGAGGCATCTGTTACCCGTGGTGCAAGCCACAAAGAGGCTACCAGTATTTCTGGTTACTATACCGTAGAGTGCTTTAATAACGGTCAGCTTAAGTGGAAAGATGACATCCACAATTTAGTGACCACGGTAGGCAAAAACCTAACAATGGATACTGTTTTGGGCAATAGCGCTGCAGGTGCAGTTGTTATGGGCTTAAAAGGCACTGGAACAGCAGTTGTAGCTGACACACAGGCTTCTCACGCTAGTTGGTTAGAAGTTGGTTTGGCTAATGCCCCAACTTACACAGGTAATCGTCCTACCCCAACATTTAGTGCAGCTTCTGCCGGTGCTAAGACTACCTCTTCAGCGGTAACTTTTGCTATTACTTCCTCTGGAACTGTAGCTGGCTGTTTTATCAACATTGGCGGTTCAGCAACTAAAGACAGCACGACGGGTACTTTGTTCTCTGCTGGCGACTTTACCGCAGGTTCTAAGACAGTTACTTCTGGCGATACACTGAGCGTTACCTATACCGCTACTGCAGCGTAATTAAGGAACTAACATGGCGTTAGTTCTTGCCGATAGAGTCAAAGAAACTACCAGCACGACTGGTACGGGTACGATCACGCTCCTAGGGGCTTCTACCGGGTTTCAGTCTTTCGCTGCCATAGGAAATGGAAATGTTACTTACTACACCATAGCAGGTCAGGGTACTAACGAGTGGGAAGTGGGTATCGGAACGTACACGTCTTCTGGTACAACTTTATCTAGAACTACGGTATTAGCCTCGTCAAACTCAGGCTCTTTGGTTAACTTCTCCGCTGGTGATAAGGATGTATTTGTAACTTATCCCGCTGGAAAAGCAGTTTTTGGTGATGAAACCAATACCGCTTACGAATCTCAGTTTGCCGCTTCTAATGGTCTATTAATG